GTGCTGATTTGTGCGTTAAATGCTAACCTAAATGCATCTACAGCTTGTATTGTCGTATATGCAACCTCATCTGCATCTTGTGGATATGTTGTAACATAACTTGTAATAAAACCTGTAAATATATCGTAGGTTATGCCTAAGTGTGTTGCACTAATTTGCACTTTTTTCATGGGCGTTAATAAATCGAAATATGGCGAACTGGCATTTTGTGGGTTAAAATCACCATTTTGATCTACAATGCGCAATGTCAACGTGCCAGTTTGGAATTGGTCAATTAATGCATTGCGACCACGTACTGTTTCTATTGAATTAACTTGGTTAGATACATTAACAATTACTGACGCTGCATCGGCTAAAATGTTTGTATCTAAATGGCCTGAGCCTAGAATCATTGCCTGCGCAAAACTAGGCCCGGTGCTAAAATTTATAAATGCTTGCACGCTAGGCACTGGCATTACAAACCGCCTGTTATGCCACTTGAAATGCCTAATTTGCGTGATACTTGTAAACTTTCAGCAATTAATTGCGCAAATTTATCTCCTGTGTTTTGCGTGCTAACAACAATGTCTAAGCCGATCATAGATTTTTCTTCACCGCGTCTAAATGCAGCGGGGTCAAATCTACTGCCAGCTACAATACCTGTTGGCACAGGCGCAGCTGCGCCGCCAATACCTTTCGAAGCGCCTAATGCTGGCACGTTAAAACCTTGCATGCTCATACTTAATAAAAATGCAGCAATTTTTGCGTTCATTAATTTTACAGACTCTAATGCGTTGTCATACGCAGCTGCTAACTTTTTAGCCGCTTCCGCTGCCTGCATTTCTGCAAGTATTTTTTTTGCAAGTGCCTCATTATTATCTAGGATTGCAAGCTGTGCTTTTATACGTAACTTAGTCTCTGCATCTGTGGCTTCATTTAATGCAACAGTTAAACCAATGCGCTCAATATCAAACTTAGCAGATAGTTCATCTACCGCAGTCTTTTTCTTTAATTGTTCGTTTTCAAGTTTTCTAAACTTTGTACTATCTTTAATAGATTTAAGTTCAATTCTTGATGCACTGCGTTTTGCATTATCGGGTAATTCTCTACCACTAAAATTTCTAGTAGCTACATCTGCCACAGCGCTACCACCAATAATAGCAAAGGCTGCTGTAACAGCTTTAGGGCTTTTACTGGCTATAGCCAAAGCCAATAAACCAGCCTTAAAAGATGGGTTACTTACTAGGTCATTAAAGCCACTTACTAATTTAGCCAACTCTCTAATTGCAAACGCTATATTGTTGCCTAAATTTTCAAAGTTGTTTGAAAGGTTTTCAATAGACTTGTCTTTGCTTAAAATAATTAAAGCATCTACTAACCCTGCGCCTATAGCCTTAGTAGCCTCATCTGAACTCTTTTTTAGCGCATCCATCTTGCCAGAGTAAGTATCTAACCTAGCCGATGCTTGACCTGAAAATTTCTTTTCAAGCTCTGCCATAATCTTATTCATGTCACCAGATTTAATTATGGATGCATCTATGCCTGTGTTTAATCCAGCTAGTGCCCTAGTTTGACCTCTTATGCCAGCTGCTAATGCACCTACTACCGTATCTAGGCTTTGTGTAGTGCCAGCACTTATATCTAATGCAGCCTCTAGTGTTTTTTGTGATAAAGCTACTGATCCAGTTAAGTTAAGAAAAGTTTGAAATGGTTTACGTAAATCAGTTAATATCGCAAAAGTTTTTTCTAGGCTTCTTATGTAATCTTCTACCTCATTAACTCTAAATGCGTTGCCAGTATTTTCTAACTGTAGTGCAAGTGACTTAGCTGCTACTTCATCCTCGGCAAACGCTTTAACTGCCTTTTTACTAAATGCAACAATAGCAGTAGCACTAAAAGTAACTCCAAAAGTACGTGCTAAACTCTTTAATTGCTTATCGAATACATTAACATCTTGCTTAGCCTTTTTAAGTGCTTTACCATTCCAGGTAGCGAGTGCGGATACGACTACATTAGCCACTATGCCACCTTCTTTAATTCTGTTGTATCGTTAAAATAATCGGCTGTCGCTGTTATTGCTTTTAGTATTGCATCGTAAATTCTAGGGCTGTCTTTAGCCCAAGCCTTGTAAATTAAACGGCCTGATCCTTTGCGACCAGCGCTTCTAACATCTTTTATCTTTGGCTGTTTAGTAAGCTCTGGTAAATCAGTAACAAACTGATATCCGGCAAATGGGTTATTAGAGTTATACGATCTAGTTGCTCTGCTTTTACTTTTAGCAGAACCAGATTGCTTAAATGCTAATGTGCCACCACCTGGGCTAATGCTCGTAAATGGTGCTCTACCCTGTGGGTTTAATCGGCCTGCTGTTTCATAAATACGACCAGCTGCGCTAATGTTGTAAACGTAGTTCTCTACTTGAAAACCATTTTTAAATCTTTTGTTTTGACCTTCTTTGTAGCCTATGCCACCTTTTACATTATTAGCATCATATTTAGGAAATGGCCTGTAATCTACCTGTGATGATATTGGTTTAGACCAGCCAGATAGTACCTCTGTATTAGCAGGTACATAACCTTTTGCAGTAGCTTCTACTTGGCGCATTAATGGGTTGATAGCGGTTTTAATGCGAGCATAAAGATCTTCGTCAATAAAGCTAAGGCCTTTCATAACTTCCTTAACGCCTACGACCTCGGCTGGCATTTTTAATCTCCTTAGCTCTATCCGACAACACCTGTATTATTGCTGCATACATTTCTGTATCCATGTTTATAAATTCGCTAGGCGCTATTCCAAGCTCTACGCTAAGACTAGCTATGCTGTAGAGCGCCGAGTCGCGCCCAACTATTTTTTTTCGTCGTCTAACACCTCAACAGTGTCTAACGTGTCAATAAATTCTATGCCAAATACAGGCACAGTTACATTAGCCCTACGTAAACACTCCCAAGCAAGCCAGTAAATTTCTGTTTGCCGTTCGTGGTCACGTAGGACTTTGCTTATACCTGCGCCATGTTTCAACTCAAAAGCGTACTCGACACCTGGTGTTATTTTATGCTCGCTTACTTCACCATTAACCCTTGTTATCTTTAGCCTTGCCATAATTTATCCTATCAGGAAGTACTGACAGTAATGACGCTGTTGCAGGTAAGAGTCAATGATTGACTGCTTACATCGCCTACAGCGCCGTTGACATTTTGTAGGTTATTTATTAAAACTGTTGTGCTGTATAGCGGATTGCTGGCGCTAGTTGCAGCAGATGTTTGCTTAATTGTCAATGGGACAGTTGTGCCATAAGCTGCACGCAATGTTTGTATTGTAGCAGCTGACGCATTGTCATTTAGAAAATCAAGCGTAATTGTGCTTGCTTCTAATCCTTTAACAAACTTATGGGCTGTATCTCCCATTGCTGTTATCTCAAGCTCGTCAAATGATTGATTAATTGTTACAGCTGTTACAAACGCTGATAGGTCAACGCTGTTGAGCGTAACAACTGCGGCATTATTTAGAAATACGGCCATTGTTACTCCTTGTCTTTATCTTTAGTCGCTGGTACTGGTTTTGGTGCTGGTGTTTCTGTTATTTGACCTATCTTTTTAAGAAAGGCTAAATCCTCTGGTAATAATGACATATTAACTCCAACTTGTTAGTATTGACACTGTTATTTCACTGACTAATAAATCGCCGCTGGCTGCATTGACTATCTTAGGTGATGAAATACTAGATATGTTTAATGTTAATGTAGATGCTGCTAGTTTTGTTACGACTGCAAGTATGTAATCTTCCATGCCTGCTAGATTGCCTTGATTGTCTAATGCTGGTTTTACAATTAGCACGTTAAAATTTGCTAGTGGCGCTATTGTTATATTGTCGTTGTTTGTTGGTACAAGATAAGGATCGCCTGGTGTAATAACCACGCTGTTAGCAATTAATGTTGCTGGCGGAAATGCAAATGTTGACCACACACCTGCATTTGCTAAATCTGTTGCAAGTGTGCCGCGCAGAGTTGTAATTGCAGCTGGCATGTTAACCGACTAATGAGTTTGGCGAACTGTATGGCTGTATAAGCCCACGCACTCTGTTTATAAGCTGATAACCCATACGATACGGACTTGCGCTTACGCCGTCCATGCCTACACCGCCAGTTTGACTCACCTGACGTGCCTGGAATATGTCAACAGCTACAATCATGGCTGCTTCTCTTATGGCTGGTGTTGCAGAATAAGCTGTGCTATGAAATGGCCCTTTAACAACGCCATAAGGTTTAATTAAGTGAAATGCATCGTCAGCTGCGGTTTTTGCATATTGCACAACGCTGTAACCTGATGGATAGCGAAATAAATAATCTAAAAATAAACCTGTAGCAATAGATAACGGCACAGTAGTACCAGGAAACGCCCCTGTAATAGTGTATGTGCCGTTGTAAGTGCTGCCAGATTTTGTAACAGTAATACTTTGACCTACAACAAATGTTGCAGGATTTGCTAATGTTAACGATGCAACGTTGTTGCTAATTTGACTGCCAACAACAGGTGCGGAGTTGTACCACAAATAACTGTCTACTAAATCCTCAGCTGTGCTGCATATTTCTTCTATGTCGGCATCGGAGTAGAGAGAGCCTATGCCTAAATTGGCACGCAGCTCTGCAACTGTTACATACGTTGCTGCCATCTCTACTCCTCTGCTAATAGCTCTTGGCAGTAAGGGCTACTAACCGCCAAGCT